GCTTTGGTTGATGAATCTATCGAAGACACCCTCCTCGACTTGGCGAACTATGCAATCATGGAAGTGGTTGAGCGACGAATGGAAAAGCAGTAAAGCAAAGGCTTCCGAAGTGGAAGCCTTTCTTTTTATAGCTGAGTGCAATTCAGTATATTTCCAAACTGTACACAATTAGTTCTAGTATTCTGACGACGGTAAGGCGTCCTTATCGCTTTACTCTTTTCTATTTCAATCTGTTGCACACTAACCCACATCTGCATTTCCTCTGCGGTCATTGTCTTCCGAACCTCTGTGGGTTTTCCTTCTTCGTTGATGCAAGTTATCTCGCCCTTCTTTTTCTGCTGATCTGTCTGAGAATAAGTTTTACAAGGTTCATCCCCTGTCATGTAATACTTACCGCCAATAACTTGAGGACTTGCTGGTGTGGTGTCAGGAAAGGTTTCACAAGAAGCCAAAATCACAACTAAGGGCAATAGGAAAAGAGTTCTTTTCATTTCAAATCTCAGAGAGTTTGATAGTTATTCATTCTACTTTTGTCAGCTACAAAATAAAATCATTATTCTCCCCAACTAGCAAACTCACCTAACGCCTGACCAAACGAACCTTTCCAACCGTACTTGTCTGCGTGTAGGTCATTCCCAAACATAAGGTCGCCTTTAAAATCGGGAGAGACGATGTAGTTCCCAATGGATTCATTGAAAAACTTCTCTCCCGTTACAACCATCTTAGAAGCAACATCAATCACGATTACCAGCGAGTCCACTTGGTCATCATGTTTGCCGGAAGGAAACTGACTAAGTTCTGTTTCCCAGTCGTCCAGCCAATCCGCTTCTTCAGGAATAAACACTCGTCCGCCTTCGATGATCGGAGTAATCGAAGTACAACGATTCGTCTTATCATTTGTGCCAGGTTTCCACGGGAGAATCGTAAGAGAACTTCCGTGTCTCATATCCTGAATCAATGACTGACCTGAAGCAGCGTCTTCCACATACCAACCTCGAAGCCCTCTTCCTCTCCATACGGAGTTAATGTTTACGAGCTTACGTTTAAGGTCGGGATATTCCAGCTTCTCTCGGTAAACCTTCAGGATGTAGATGTCTCCCAACTCTGTAATCCCAGCTACCGTAATCACCGAGAAGTCATTCCAACTCTTAGTCTTAAACGCAGTATCCAAACCAATCACAATCGCATGAAATTCCGTCGGACAAGTCTCAGGTGTGTACCGTTTGAACCAACTGGTCTTGATGATGTTGCCGCCCAAGACGTAAGGATTCTGCTGATACAGAGCTTCAAACTCTCGGACACCGATTCGTTCTCGAATCTTCTTGAGCTCCTTCAGCGGAAAACGTTCAGGCCAAAGGGCAACTTCCCTTTCACAGCTTACGTACTTGTCAGACTTGTTCATGTACGAGCTGGTGATGTTTACGTACTTCCCGTTGACGATAATTCGTGCAGGAATATACCTCGGGTCATCCTTAGGAAGGTCACTCCGTTTGATTTCGACTCCGGATTCAATCGTCCGAATAGCCGGATAATTCAGATGAAACCATTCCCCACGTTTGAACTCGTCGGACTCCATGATACGAGCACCGATATCATCAGGATTCCAACGGGTATGTGTGACAATAAGAATCGGCGGTTTGCCATTCCTATGCGGTTGCATACGAGTAAGCAAAGACGCTGTGTAGAAGTCCCAAATCTTGTTTCTCTTAACGGTACTATCGGCCTCTTCTCGTGTCTTATACGGGTCATCAACGATCAGGATATTTGCACCACGGCCTGTTGTTGTACCACCCATACCTACTGCATAGTAAGCTCCACCTTCGACTGTCTTCCAAAAGTCCACAGCTCGACTTTCCTGGCTGAGCTTGAACTTAGGAAACGACTTCAAGTTCGCAGGATTCGTTACGATCTCACGAGTCTGTCTGCCAAAGGTAGCAGCCAACTCCGAGTTATACCCAGCTACCATGATCTCTCGTGTCGGGTCTCGCATCATGCAGTAAGCAGGAAAGTTAATCGTCCCATAGAAAGACTTCGCATGACGAGGAGGCATTGTGATCAACAGCTTCCGAATCGGAACTCCGTGACTGTTGATAAGTTCGTCCTTCTCTAATAAGTCCAACGTCTTAACCAACTCTTCCTGAAAGTCCGCTCGGACAAAATCAGGATAGTTGTAGTCCATGAAATTCGGATAACTAAGAGCCGCTTTCTTGATCTTCAGCAGATACCTTGCCGCTTCCTGCGGTGTTACCTGACTTTTTACGTTTTGCATAAACCTCTCTGTCTATCTGTCTAAGTCTTTCCTGATCTTCCTCGCTCACCTCAAAGATGTGCGGATAACGCTGTTTTAATTCCTGAAGGTGAATCCCAGTGATGTCCTCTTCAATGCCCAATCCCTTACCAGTCGTGAACACCAAGGGGTTGACTTCTTTGTCGTATCGTCTTTGTTCTGCGGCTTGTTTCTTTTCAATCTCACGTTGAACAACACTCTTGCTTCGTCTTCCCTTTAACGGATTCACTCTGAACTCACGAAACGTCTTGTTCCGAGACTCCTTGATGTCTTCGGTAATCGCTCGTTCCGCAGACTTCAAACCACAGCCGAACCCAATGTCCTGATCTTCAAGCTCCTTCGTCTTACGCCTTGTAGCAGCTCTTTTAGCCACTACTTCAGCCATCTTCTGCTTGATCTCTTCCTCTGAGTACCCTTTGTCTCTCCATCTCTGCTCAAGGCTTCTGCCGTTCTTCTCTCTGATCTTTGCCATCTGCTCAGGAGTGTGATACGTCTGCGGTCTGTCACGTCTCTTCTCTTCGAGCTTTGCCGCTTCCTCAGGTTTCTGCATCGCCAGTCGAGTTATATATTTCTTCTCCGCATCGTCAAGAGCTTGAATGTTTGCCAGTTCTCGTACAACTTCTCGTCTTGTCTCTTCGGTTTCAACTCTGCTCTCGGATGCTTCAATCTCCTTAGCCTCAATCTCAATCGTATTAAGACGTTCCTGAACCTCTCGTTTCTTACCAAGCGCCAAAGCCTCCAATTCCTCAATCGACAAATCCTCCACTCTCTTCTGTGTGTTGTCTTCAATCGACACGCTCTGCATCTTCGGAATTACACGTTCCGTCAGCAACGCATACAAACGAACCTGAGAAGATTTCCAAGCCTTATTCCCAAGGATGACCTGTTCTACTTCCGGCAAATTCCTCCTAACGACTTCAAACATCTCACGACGTAACGCCGCAATCTCGTCAGGTCTTACAGCTCTCTTCGCATACAACGAAGCAATGTTGGCCGACTTCATCGCATACCTAACATTAGGAGCAACTTTCTTGTTGACTTCCTTCAACTGACTCTCGGGAACCATCACAGCGTCAGGTTTACCTATCCCAAGGCTTGTTTCAAAGGCAGGTATTAAGCGATCTTCCGTTTGGACTGCTTCTTCCATTTCTTCTCCTTCTCTGCAAACTGCTGAACCAAAGAATCAACAATACCCTCGACTAAGTAAGCCTCAATCTCGTCTCCCGGATTCTCCTCACAGATGTACTTGAGATAGCCCTGCTTGACGTGTACGGCTTCGTGAATGACCGTCATCATGTAGTCGTGTTTGTATTCCCGACTCAAACCATGCTTCATGTTTAGGTACACAACGTGTACCAAGCCTTCTTTGTCGTTAGGAATACAACACGTATAGCCGCTTACATCTTCTAAGCAACAGTTGTCGATATCTAACGTTCGGTGTGTGTCGTATTTGTGTACGAGGTTCCTGAGTTCGTCTTCTGTGTTTACCAGAATGACTTTGCCGATCTTTAATCCTGTGTCCATAGCGTTCTAAAAATTTGGTGAAAATTTGAGAGGGACTAAGTGACACTGAATGCGACGCCCGAAGGCGAAAGCGGGGGTACGCCCCCCTAGTGTCACAACCCCTTTTTTAGGGGATTCAGTCCCGATTTCTTTGATTTTATATATGGTTTTTCAATCTGATATTGGGAAAACTGTTCAATCCTCAACCCTCCACCCTCTCTCGTGCGTATGCACCCGTAGTCCTCAAAGAGGACTAGTGAAGATTGGGGTCATGATTAACCAACTCTTGAAGGAGTTACACCATGACGAACAAGTCCTACACATCCATGACCGCTCTCGAACTCATCTCTATCGCCGCTACAACGCCCGAAGCCGTGACAGAAATGCGCAGACGTATGGCTAACACACGCAACCTCGCTCACGCTAACAGCGCAAAGGTTCGCTCTTACAACTCGATGGCCAAGTTCTTCGGAGAAGAACCGATGGTCTTCACACGCAAGGACGGAAGTGAACTCGCTCTTGCCAAGTCCAAACCCGCAATGAAGTCTGCGAAGACCGTTGCCAAGAAGGTCACAAAGCAGGTTGCGAAGACTTCCAACACGCTCACGAAGCGTGTGGAAAAGCTCGAAGCTGACATCGCTTCCATCGCCAACACACAGGCACAAATCCTCAGCATCCTCAACAAGCTGAGCAAGTAACACCCTCACAAAGCTCCCTTCGGGGAGCTTTTTTCATGTCTTCTGAAGCCGCATTCGTGTGGCTTTTTTGCGTTGTAAGCATAGGAGAAACAACCATGAAATATCCGAAATATCCGTCCTCAAAGAAAGGTTTAGATGCGTATTGGCGCAAAGTAATGGCCATCTGCAAGACAGAAGACTTCCTTTACGTTAAGCCTTCATACGTATCACCTGCACATAAAGCACCGGCTCTTCCCGTTCGTTTCGTAAGGAAACAACCCGCATAAACATCACAACCTTTCCCCTCTAACGAGGGGGCAAAGCCATACGCATTCGCATGAGTGTTTATGGCTTTTTTTTTCTTACCTGTCCATAGGAGGACATTATGGCCGCTAAGTATGTCAAAACAGATCGTGGTTACGACGTTCATTCCCCTCTCGGTAACTTCGTAATTCATGTGTTGCAACCCTCTAAGGGCTACTTCTTCATTGTTTCTTGCACCTGCAAGGTTCCATCCACTGAGAAGACGATTCGTCTTCACCCTGCTTTTCGTTGTGCATGGCATTCCCTCAGAGCCATGAAGGAAGCAATGGAAGAGCTGGTCACTGACTGCATTCATTCCGAAAACGTCCGCAAGGACGCTCTCCAAAAGTATGGGCCGAAAGGTCTTCGTTCTTTCTACGAAATCAACAAGCTGTTTAAGGAGTTTTGATATGTCAGATCGTGAGTACGACGAACTTATCAATCGTCTTGAAGCAAAGATTTACCCCGTCGTCTTCGCACTCTTCGGAGTGTGGTGTGTTGTTGAAGTAATCAAGGAGTTTGTATGAACAAGAAAGACAAGCAAGAACTTATCCGTAGGCTCCAGCTTCGCTGTCCGGTTGGTTCAAAGGTTACCGTCGAGATAACTAGCGTCGCTAGGAGTGGAATGTCTCGCACTGTACGAGTGATCAACTCGGAAGGCAATGACATCACGACCTTGGTAGCACTGTTATTCCAAACAAAGTACCTAGGAAACCTAGGCTTTCGTGTCAGAGGAGTAGGAACTGATATGCGTTTCTACACCGTCTATCGAGTGTCACTCGCCTTGTACGGTGACGGTTACAAACTTAATTGGAGATAACGCCCTTCACACGAAGGGCTTTTTTATTGGAGCAATCATGCAAAAGACTAAGACAATCACTGGTGTTCTTCTTTCTGTTAATCCTCACAACGCTAAGGCTGAAGCAAAGATCGTCACGTATCGAGACTGTCTCGAAGAGATGTATCGGCTCATTGGCTGCGAATGTTTTGACTGCACAACCCTGAAGCTGGGCGATCAGTTGATTGATGCATACGTTGATGACGAAGGTCTTATGAAAGAGCCTCCGATTGCACTCACCTACATCGGTGGTCGTGAGTTGGCAGGAAACATCCTGCTCATTGGTCACGACGACGAAGGCAACAGCGTTTCCCTTACCAAAGAGCAGATTGACATCATCAGTTCTGTTGTAAGCAACGGTGTTCAGGTTTTTATTATGGGGTAAATCATGTCCGAAAGTTTAATCCTCGCATTTGAAAGACCTTCTCAAGGCAATCCAGTTCCCTATATCTATGTGCATTGGTCAAACGGTTATTCAGAACTCCAAGAATGGATGCGGTTAGCCAAGACTTTCTTTGGTTGTTTGCCGTTAGACAGTGACATTTCCTACGCATTCGCAAGGTTGGTTGGTCTGATCTGTGTCAAGAGAGGTATCGACAAAACAACTGGTGTGGGTGTCGGCATTACCGACGATCCTGACATCGGAGATTACTACGACATGGGTCTATGGGTTATCCGTGATGGTTGGAAGCTCACCCATTACGGCGCAATGGAAGACGGATTCATGGAGAGTTAATTATGAGAACCGAAATGTTATTACCCAACGTTTGGAACGAAGCGAACCTAAATGACAAGTACAAACTTATTGCAGAGACAGACGAAATCGCAGACGTTTGCGGATTTGAAAACGACCCTGAGTTTGGAGTTGATGTTTTCTTTGGCATCTTCGGAGAACAAGAAAAGATTGCTGGTAGATTTCCATCCTGCAAGTTGTGGTTTTTCCGCCGACCTTACGGAAAGAAAACGATTGTTGACTTCGACATCGACTGGAATGTCGGCTACTACTCGGAGTACGAAGACGAATACAACCACGAAGTAAACCTCACCGAACTCGGTGGAGATGACTTCGCAAACAAGCTGGGTATCCTTGAAACATCCTTAGCCAAAGACTTAGCCAAGAAGTTAGCAAAGAAACTGGACACCTACTTTGATTACGTAATCAAGGAGAACTGTCTATGTATCTAGCAACCTATATGGATACCAACTTCCCTGCCTTGCTTGTTCAATGTCCTAACGTTGAATACGTCAACGCAGTTTTAGCTTCCGCTCCTGCTGAGTTGAGTTGCGTAAACCTCGCAAGGATATGTGCTTATCTCTGCAAGAAAATCAAGACAGGAATTTATATCACCGTCTTGGATGGCATCCTTCCACCTGATGATCTGTACATGATCAAGGTTGACTACGCCAACCAACTGTATCTCAAACGAATTTGAACCCTTCTAGTTTTATCCCAACCAAGGACAGGACACAAAAAAGTTCCTGTCCTTTTTCTTTAAAGGTACTTATATGTTTACACGTAAACACTTCACATACACAGCTCTTCGTATCTCCGCTATCACCGACATCATCAAAGCACTCCCGGCCAAGAACCCCGGCAAACAAACTGTTGACAGTTCCGTCCTGCTGCTCGAAGAAATCTACGCTCGTATCTCCAAGCGTGTTGCTCAGAAAGCAAAGCTCTACCCCGAACTGTGCCAAGACTTCATTGTCGTTGCTGACTTCGTTGGCAACCACATCAAAAAGGCATCTCCTGAAGCCGTTACGTTAACAAAAGAAATGGTTGAAACGGAAGACTATAAGGTTTGCAGTAAAGCTGTAGCAGATTTCCTCACAAATCACTACGCAAAAGAGAAGGCCGAAGCGGATAAGAAACAGCAGGAACAAGAGCAGAAAGTCCAAGAGCTTCAAGCTGAGGAACAAAAACCTGAACCTGTTGAACCTGAGAAACAGGAACCTGAAGTTGCTACAACGCAGGAGAAAGAACCGCAGGAATCTGCAACACCTTCTAGTGCAGAAAAAACCCTTGACGTTTCCAACACTACAGAAAGTAATAGTAATATTACGGAAATCATGGAAACAATCTACAAAACTATGACCAACAATGGAATCACAACAGCGACGCTGGTTTCGTTCTTAATCAGCAAGTCCGCAGAGTAATAAGGAGAACACTATGAGTTTCAGCAATTACAGTAATTACATTAAAGCAATCGAAGCCGTCGGTGCAAGGGAAATCACAGGCGAAGAGAAGTACGTCCTTACTTCTTTCTCATGGATGGACATTGACAAAATAAATTTCCAAGGTTCAAAGGCAGACTTAGTAGTCAAAGAGATTTGCCGTTTGGTTAAAGACGGTCAATCTCTATCGGTCAGTGCCAACTATTGCAGGGATGTTATCAATAAGCTGGACGCTAACACTACTTCGATCATCAACGCATATATAAAGAAGCTGTGCGAGTCACACCCTGATTATGTACACCGTGCCCTTCAAGATTCCCCTAATCTGTACACACTCGGAACTGTGCTTGGCTTCGAGGCTCTTCTTGCTTGTGCAATTGGAGTTCTGACGGAGAACCCGATGCTGATCATCTATGCAATAGAAGCCTACGTTTTTAATCTTGGCACAGGGAAGGGTGGAATAGGTGTGATGCACATCTCTGCCAAGAGTGTCAGGGAATATGTAGAGAGAAATCTACCGGCAGATAACAACTTCTGTCTCGACCCTTACCCCTTCTATACGGACGGAAACAATAACTACTGCTATGACTGTGATGCTTACGTCGAGTTGCTCACCGATGTACAGAACGGCAACCCGATTAAGACCGAGCTTTTATTTCCTGCCTTAATCAATGGCCTATCTAAGTTATCCGATCAAGTTGGCATTCGTGAATTAAAACTTGAAACTAAAGGAACAACCATGTTTACTCTTACCGACAATCAAAAGAACATCATTGACGCAGTATTAAAACCCACTGGTGCTCCTTCTGCTTCAGAGCTTGTTGCATTGGCGAATGAATGTGCGGGTAAGAAAGAGGAAGTCAAAGTCTTAGAGCAGAAAGTATCAGAACTCACCACTCAGATCGCAACGCTGTCTGCTAATCAATCTTCTGTTGCCCTAGAAGTTCATTCAACGGACGCAACAATCCCGAGCGGAACGACAAAACTATACAACGTTGCCGATCTATTCCCCGAGCTTAAGAAGAAAAAGATTTCCTTCACAGTGCAGGGTTATGAATGGAACGGCAAACATCCTCACGTACCTGAGATCAATCCTAACTATGTCTTCAACGTTGAAACTCTATTGCCCCTGCTGTTAGGCATAGCTAACGGTGAAAACATTTGGTTGTCCGGACACACTGGCACAGGTAAGACCACGTTGATTGAACAGGTATGTGCAAAGCTGAACTATCCCTTGATCAGAGTTGCATTCGATCATGCGATTGATCGTTACGAACTCATGGGAACAACGACTTTGATCTCCGATGGTAAAGGAGGTACTAAGTCTCAGTTTAATCCGGGCATTTTGGAACAATCCTTACCTAACGGTTACGTTCTCCTGTGTGACGAGCTTGATTGTGCAAGGCCCGATTCTCTGTACGTTATGCAGGATGTGCTTGAACATAAGACTAAGTTTGTTCTTGAATCCAATGATGATACTGGCACTAAGGCTAGAGAGATTCACTTCCATCCGATGTCTCGAATCATTGCAACAGGAAACACCAAAGGCAATGGCGATCAGTTCAATCTATATCCTGCTTGTCGAACTCTTTCAGCAGCTACCTTGGATAGATTCACAACGTGGATTGAGGTTGATTATCTAAGCAAGGTAAGTGAAAAGAAACTGCTAAAAGATTCAGGGCTAGTGGCCAACCTGACTGATAAGCAGATTGATTCCATCACTGAGTTTGCTCGTTGTATGA